ATGTCGAAGGAAGCCTTTGAGGCGCTTTCGATGCTCGATGACGACGACGAACTGGTCGCCGAATATTCCGCCTATTACGGGGCGTGCCTGGAAAAGGCGCGGGATTCGCGGCTGACCATCGGCTCGGACAGCCAGATCAATCACCTGGCGGCCGGCGAGCAGCTGGAGTTTCACACGGCGGCGACGCCGTCGGGCACCTATCTGCCGTTCTCGACGTCGCTGAAACGCGAATTTGCCCGCTGTATTGGCGTGGCCTATTCGGCGCTGGCAATGGACCACGGCAGCATGACCTATTCGTCGGCCCGCATGGAGACGGCCTCGATCTGGCCGGTGGTGCTGCGCCGGCGCCAACGCATCGCCACGCCGATCTACCAGGCCACCTATGACAGCTGGCTGGATGAAAGCGTCGGCGAAGGGCGCATTCCCTTCAAGGGCGGCTATGAGGCCTTCCGCGCCTTGCGCGCCCTGGCCTCGCAGGCGAGCTGGCAGGGGCCGGCCAAGCCGACCGCCGACGATCAGAAGGCGGCGGGCGCCGCGTCGGAGCGGCTTTGGAACGGCACGTCGTCGCTGGCCGACGAATGCGCCGATCTTGGCCGCGACATCAACGATGTGCTCGCCGCAAGGAAACGAGAGATGGCGATGCTGCGCGAGGCGGGGCTGCCGTCGCCCTTCGAGCGGGCGCATGGCGGCGCCCCCGCCGGCAAGCCCGATGGCACAAGGTCCGCCGACGCGCCGGCCGACAGACAGGAGGCAGCCGATGGCTGACGAAGAGGATCCGTGCGCCAGGGCTGCGCGGCTGCGCGAGCTGCGAGAGGCGATCGCCACCGGGCAAGCGGTACAGATGGCCCGCTTCAAGGACAATGAGGTGCAATATCTGCCGGGCAATCCCGGGCTGCTCGACCGGCTGATCGCCGAGGCGGACGTGGCCTGCGACATCGCGACCAACCAGACGACGCGCCGGCGGTTTGCCAAGGGCATCCGCTTCCGGCCATCCCGAGGGAGTGTTTCATGGCGTCCGTATTGATCGACGGCGAAATCGTCCTCTATGGCACGGTCGGCGACGACTATTGGGGACAGGGGTTTCATGCGACCGACGTGCTGGCGGCGCTGGCGGAAGTCGGGCGGTCGTCCGACGTGACCGTGCGCATCAATTCCGGCGGCGGCTATCTCGATGACGGCATTGCCATCTACAACGCGCTGCGGGCGCATGACGGCAAGGTCAATGTCGTCGTGGATGGCATCGCCGCTTCGGCCGCCTCGGTCATTGCCATGGCCGGCGACGACCGCCGGATGGCGACCGGCGCGCTGCTGATGATCCATGATGCCGCGACGGGCGTGTTCGGAACGGTCGCCGAGCTTGAGAAGGTGATCAAGGGCCTCAACGCCCAATCCGAAAGCATGGCGGGCATCTATGCCAGGGCCTGCGGCGGCGATGCGGCCGCCATTCGCACCGAAATGCGCGCCGAAACCTGGTTGACCGCTGAAGAGGCCGTCAGCCGCGGCTTTGCCACCTCAACCGACCAGAAGGCGGCGGCGCAGGCGCCGGCCTTTGACTATCGCATCTATGCCCGGGCGCCGGAGCGGCTGGTCGCGCTTGCGGCCAACAACAACTGGTCGCTCCGCGATGCCCTCAAACCGTCGCCGCAGGCTCGCAGCCAGGCGACCCAACCGCCCCGTCAGGAGGCTGCACCCGTGACCGAGAAAGCCAAGACCGAGACCATCACCCCTCCGCCGGCCGCCGCCAGTGGCGACGACAAGGGGATTGACGCCGCCAAGGCGGCCCGCGAGCGCATCAAGGCGATCCTGACCTCCGACAAGGCGCAGGGCCGCCGCGAGCTTGCCGAATATTATGCCTATGAGACCGACGATCCGCTCGACAAGGCGCTGGCGGCCCTCGACAAGGCGCCGAAAGCGGGCGCCGGCGAGCCGGCGGCGACCAGCTATGAGCAGCGCCGGACGCAGGCGATCGACAGTCTGGCCCGCCCCGAGCCGCGCGGCGGCAAGCCCGAAAGCTGGGGCGGCGTCATCGCCGACGCCGGTCTCAAGCGCAAGCGCGCCTGACCGCCGCAATTCACCCGCAAATCCCAACACGACAGGCCGCTTCCGCTCAGGAACGCGGCCTTTGTCTTTTCTGAACGAGGTATCCCATGGGTAGCGTGCTGTATGAAAAGGCCGGCCCCGCCTCCTGCCTGATCTCCGAGGGCGAGGATGGCTATTCGCGCGACGAGGAAGACGTCGACGCCGGCGCCGGGTCCTATGAGGCCAACACGGTGCTCGGCCAGGTGACGGCCACGGGCGTGTTCAAGGCCTATAACCCGGCCCACACTGACGGAACCGAGCATGTCGCCGGCATCCTGCTTTACCGGGTGACCGGCCGGGCCGCGCGGACGGTTCTCAAACGCTTCGCGCAGGTCAAGAGCGGCGAACTTGTGTGGTTTGCCGGCGCCAGCGACGCGCAGATTGCCGCTGGCAAGGCGGCGCTCGCGGCGCTTGGCGTGATCGTCCGCTGATCCGCTTTTCCCCCTTTCAGACATGACGGATGGCGCCTGCGCCGTGCAAGCTGCGCGGCCGGCCATCTTGCAAGGAGTTTCCCATGGCCAGCATGGATATCTTCCGCGCCGACGCCTTCAGCATGATCGAGCTGTCGGACGCGATCCAGGAAATCGAATATGTGCCGCAGCTGCTCGACAGCCTGGGCATTTTTGAAGAACAGGGCGTCTATGTCCGCGACGTGTCGGTCGAAAAGAAGGGCCAGACCCTGTCGCTGATCGCGACGTCGGCCGACGGTGCGCCGCCGCGGCAGGAATCGGCCAACCGGGCGAATATGCGCAGTTTCAAGACCACGCGCCTCGCCGATGCCTTCACGCTGTTTGCCAGCGAGGTCGCCGGCATGCGCGCCTTCGGCAGCGACAGCGAGCTCAAGGTGGTGATGACCGAATGGGCCGAGCGGATGGCGACCGTGCGCGGCAACATGGACCTGACCCATGAATTCCATCGGCTGGGGGCGCTGCAGGGCAAGCTGCTCGATGCCGACGGCAGCTCGGTCATCTATGACTATTTCGCCGAGTTCGGCATTTCGGTGCCCGCCGCGCTTACCTTCCATCTGGCCGACGCGACGGCCGACATGCGCAGCCTGTGCCATGAGCTGACCCGCTCGATGATGCGCTCGGCCAAGGGCGCCTTCACCCTGTCGACCCGCGTCTGCGCGCTGGCGGGCGATGAATTCTTCGATGGCTTCGTCAACCACCCGTCGGTCAAGGCGAGCTATCTGAATTGGGCGGCGGCCAGCGACCTGCGCAACAACATCGCCTTCGACGCCTTCCCGTTCGGCGGCATCAACTGGATCAACTATCGCGGCACCGACGACAACAGCACGGTGGCGGTGCCGGTGGATGAGGCGAAGTTCTTCCCCGTCGGCGCGCGCGGCGTGTTCAAGAAATTCATGTCGCCGGCCAACGAGTTCATGCCCTTCGTCAACACCAAGGGGCAGGATACCTATGCGATCAGCGTGGTCGACGATGATCGGCAGAGCTTCGTCAAGGGTGAGCTCTATTCGTATCCGCTCTATATGTGCATGCGGCCGGAAGTGCTGCGCGAAGGAGCGATCGGCTGACCGCCATGAGCGCATTCGATGCCCTGCGCAAAAAGGTGCTGGCGGCGGTCGATGCCAGGTTAGCGACCGCCATCACACTCGCGCCCATGGTCGGCGGTCCGGGCGGCAGATACCAGCCCGACGGCACGCGGACAGCCTTTGACGTCGCCGGCCAGCATGACGAGCAGCCGCTCGACCAGACCGTGGTCCGGAGCGGCGGCAGCCAGGTGCCGGCCGGCACGCTCAAGGGATCGCGGGTGAGCCTGTGCGTCGACATCGGCCTGCTGGTCTGGCGGCCGCGCGTCGGCGACCGGGTGATCCATCCATCCGGCGACGTCTTCCGCATCGCCGACGATCCGGTGGAGACCGGCGACGGTCGGCTGCGCCTGATCCTCAACCGCCTGCTCCCAAACCAGATGGGCTGACCGCACATGAGCCTGATTGCCTATGCGCTCGGCGTCGCCGCGCTGCACGAGCTTTGCCCGATCCTGGCGCCCGGCACGCCGGAGCCGGCCGCCTGGCCGACGCTGGCGCGCGGGGCGGTCTATCTCGATCGGCTCGACAGCGCGGAAAAGCTGACGCTCGGCACCCAGCCGGTCGTCATCCTCGGCGTGGTCGAAACGCGCATGAGCCCGCCCGTCCGCCCCGACACCTTGTCGGGCAAGGACGGCGAGGTGTCGGCGACGCTGACCGTGGTGACCGCCATCATGCAGGTGGACCGCGACGGCGAGGCGATCACGGTCGGCGAGGCGACCAGCGACGGCGAGATGGAAGCGTGGCTGTCGGTGCTCGACCACCAGGTGGTGACGCGCCTGCGGCGGTCGCGGCTGTTGCCCAAGCTGGCGCCCTGGGGCATCACCGAGGTCGCGCTGTTCAAGGACTACCGGGCCGACAATGGCACCGGGCTCGCCCGGGCCGGCGCCGCTGATGGAGGTCGCCGCCGCGCTGCCGGCCGGCAGTTACTACCGCAGCCTGCTCGAGGCTGTCGGTGCCGAGGTGGCAACACCGGGGGCCGGCTTCGACCCGGCGGTGCTGACCGTTCGCCTGGTGACCAGCGGCGACGGCAGCCGGCCGGACCTTGCGGCCGACATTGCCCTCGACCCGCAGGCGCCGCTGCCGCCCGACCCGATCGGCGCCCGGGCGATGCGGCCCGAGGCGGTTTTGCTAGACGAGGCCTTCGCCGGCCCGCCCGAAAATGACGACACGCCGGCCCACACGCTGCGCCCGCCGCGGCTCGCCGGTTATCCAACCGATGACCTTGCGCCGCTAGACAGGAGCTGAAGATGCCGACCGTTCGCCTTGTCCCGACCGGCCCGTCGCCGGTGCCCTGGCCACGCGGCGGCCCGCTGCCGCTGGCCGGCCGTCCGGTGGTGCTCGACGCCTTCGCGCGGCGGCGCCTTGCCGACGGCTCGGTCGCTACCGCCCTGCCCGCGCTGCCGATCGACCCTGAACCGGCCAGCGACCCCGAACCCATCGAACCGTCGACGCCTGTCGAACCTAAGGGCGATCCGCCCTGGATCACCGAAGGCTGACGCCTCCCCTCCTCGTTCCCTCTCAGCCGGAGACACTCATGTCCGTGCGCTTCAACACCATCCCGGATGATATCCGGGCGCCTGGCGTCTATACCGAAATCAACGGCAAGACCAACAAGGCCGGCCTCAACAATCGCGTCCTGCTGATCGGCCATCAGCTGCCGAGCGGCACCGCCCAGGCGGGCGTGCCCTCGGTCGTGCTCGACGATCCGTCGGGACAGTTCGGTGCCGGCTCGATCCTCGCCGAGATGGCGATGTATGCCAAGCACCAGGACCCGGGCTATCGCATCTGGGCCTTGCCGATCGGCGAGCCGGCCGGCGGCACCAAGGCGAGCTGCCCGATCACGGTTTC